ACCAATTGTACCAGTAGCACCTTGTTGACCGATAGCACCAGTTGAACCTGTAAACCCAGTTGATCCCTGAGTACCTGTTGCTCCTTGTTGGCCTGTTAAACCTGTGGCTCCTTGGTTACCTACAGCTCCAGTAGAACCTGTAAATCCAGTAGCACCTTGATTACCTATAGCACCAGTTGCTCCTTGTGTACCTACAGCTCCAGTAGAACCGGTAAATCCACTTGCTCCTTGTCCACCAATTGTACCAGTAGCACCTTGTTGACCTATGGCACCAGTAGAACCAGTAAATCCAGTTGATCCTTGTGTTCCTGTTGCTCCTTGTTGGCCTGTTAAACCTGTGGCTCCTTGGTTACCTACAGCTCCAGTAGAACCTGTAAATCCAGTTGATCCTTGTCCACCTATGGTACCAGTAGCACCTTGTTGACCGATAGCACCAGTTGAACCTGTAAATCCACTTGCACCTTGGCCACCAATTGTACCTGTTGCACCTTGGGTACCTACAGCTCCAGTAGAACCAGTAAATCCAGTTGATCCTTGCGTTCCTGTTGCACCTTGTTGACCTCTAAATCCTTGTTGACCGGTTGCTCCTTGTTGTCCTGTTAATCCACTCGCTCCTTGTCCACCAATTGTACCAGTAGCACCTTGTTGACCGATAGCACCCGTTGCACCAGTAGAACCATTAAATCCACTTGCTCCTTGTCCACCAATTGTACCTGTTGCTCCTTGCTGACCTATGGCACCAGTTGAACCAGTAAATCCAGTTGATCCTTGCGTACCAGTAGCACCTTGTGTTCCTCTAAATCCTTGTTGACCTGTTGCTCCTTGTTGACCTACCGCGCCTGTTGCACCCTGTCCACCAATTGTACCAGTAGCACCTTGTTGTCCTGTTAATCCAGTTGCACCAACACCGGTTGCTCCGGTAAAGCCAACACCAGTTGAACCAGTAAATCCTCTGGAACCAGTAGCCCCATCAAAACCAGTTGCACCAACTCCTGTTGAACCAATAAATCCTGTTGAACCAATAAATCCTGTTGAACCAATAAATCCTGTTGAACCAATAAATCCAGTTGCCCCAACTCCTGTTGCTCCAGCAAATCCAGTTGCACCATTAAATCCTGTTGAACCAATAAACCCAGTTGCTCCAATTCCAGTTGCTCCAGCAAATCCTGTTGCTCCATTAAAACCAGTTGCACCATTAAATCCAGTTGCCCCAATTCCAGTTGCTCCAGTAAAACCAGTTGCTCCATTAAAACCAGTTGCACCGTTAAATCCAGTTGATCCTGTAAATCCAGTTGCACCTATACCTGTAGAACCAATAAATCCAGTAGCACCGTTAAATCCAGTTGATCCTATAAATCCAGTTGATCCTGTAAATCCAGTTGATCCAATTCCAGTTGCCCCGATAAATCCAGTAGCACCATTAAATCCAGTTGATCCTGTAAATCCTGTTGAACCTATACCTGTAGCTCCACTTCCAGTTGCTCCAATAAATCCAGTAGCCCCAACGCTTCCTATACCAGTTGCACCAGTAAAACCAGAACCAGTGGCTCCTGTAAATCCACTTGCACCTGTGGCACCAATACCTCCTGCACCACTTGCACCAGTAAATCCTGTTGCACCAGTAGGACCAACCCCACCTGCCAAGTATATACAATATGCTACATCTTGGTTAGCCCCAGATTGCATTGTCCAATCACCGCCACTTATATAGTTTACTTGTAAATTAGCAAATGTAGCACCTGGTGTTATAGCAGTAACTTCAAACACAGCAGCACCGGTTGCAGTTCCTGAGATGACATTCTCTTCAAATGAAATTAGATCACCAACAGTAAGTAGTGATTGTAAAGGATTACCTACATCATTACCAATATTAACTTGAGTCATAGTTGACATAAGACCACCACCTGTATTAGTATCTACAGAATTTAAAGCTGAGCCGGCTAATGAATTACCCCAATTGAGCCAACTAGGGTTTGTTTGACTATTTGTACATGAATTACTAATACTCGCTATTCCAGTTGCGCCATCAGCTCCTGTTGCCCCAGTTGCTCCAGTAAACCCAGTAGCTCCGGTTGCACCAATTCCACCACCTCCACCACCAGTTGCATTAATTGTTATAGTATCAGCAACCTCATCAATAACAAAGGTTACATTAGTACCTGGTATTAAATCAACATCGCTTGTTCCACTACCATCAGTTAATTGAACACTAGCACTACCATCAGTATTTTCTAATACAGATAAGTTATATGCAGCAAGAGAAGCATTTTCCCATTGCCCAGTAAAACTATTATATACAATAAGATCATCATCTTGTATATTAGTAATAGTTACATCACTTAAACCACCTAGTGTAGAACTTCCTCCACCACCTGCAGCTTCCACATCAACAGTTCCTCTGTATAGATGTCCGTTTGCAGAATTAATCCATAGTGTTCTTTCTGAAGTAGTACCACCACTTACATCATTACATAGCGGTCTATTTGCAAAAGTTGTAGAAGGAAGAACTAATCCACCTTTATCTATATTAACACAACCTACAAAGTAACCAGCCCATGTACCACTATCGGCAACTAGACTTGCTATAATTGTACCAGCTTCTGCATCATTTTGTGTATCTACCACATTGGAATATAATCCAACTCTCTGTGGACTAACTAGTATTCCTGTTTCATCTGTGAATGCAATTACTTCCCCAATATTAATTAAGGCGTTTGTTTTATTATGAAGTGAAATATTAGATCCGATAAATTTTGTCGCCAAAATAGCAGAAGTACTAGTAGTCTGAATATCGCTACCAATATAAGTACCATTAGTCTTATTCATCAATTGTAGTGTATTAACACCTACAGTTGTTAAAGGAGTCTGATAAGTCAGTCTCATACTGTTACCCTCTAATAATGTACCAGAATAATTATGTCTTGAAGTAATTCCAGCAGTGGTAGCAAACATTCCAACTAATGGATTTTCACCTTGAAGACTATAACTTCCCTTTTGTGAAGTATTTATAGTCCACGTTCCAGTATGTGACTGTATAGATGAAGCCCTAAAACTGGATGAAGCTTCAAATCTGCCTTTATCTGGAGCATTAAGATTAACTAAAGGAATCTTAAAGCCAGCAACTGCTGATACTTCATCAGCTTCTAGTTGAGGTATATACAATTCACTATTTTGAGATATACTTAGCGCATCTACGGCTAAACCACCTGGAGTAGATCCCATTGTAATATAATATGCTCTATCTGAACCTCTCACACCGGCATTAGCTCTCACAACACCAGCTAATTCATGCTGTATCCCAGTTACACCAGTAGATAAAGAATTTCTTAATTGTAATTGATGATCTGCAGAAACATTTGAAATATGAACACCTGTTCCTAAATCAGAAGATCTATTAAATTGTAAATTACCAGCTGATCCATTTAATCTAACTATTCTATCAGCTGCTAAAATTATTGAACTAGTTGTATATATGTTTTGTTGTCCTAAACTACCTAATGAAGTTGGTGACCATAAACCAGAACCTGCATTCCATTGTAGAATATCTAAAGAACTTGGAATTACGCTAGACACATTGGATAGCATACCAATCTCCGGTGAACCATCATTTAAGTTTGCAAGATTAACTTTTGCTTCATTAAAATTATAAACAATATTATCTTGTACATTATTAGTACTAACTGATAATGCAGTACCTGTAGTATTACTTGCATCAAATCCTCTAAATTGTAAATTAACACCAGATTTTCCAGCATAAACATCTTGATGACTAACACCCTGGCCTATATTTTGGCCTACATTTATTTCTCCTGGATTGGAAGCTAATGTATTAATAAGAACAATAGATTTAGAAGCTAAGTTATATTGAAGCTGCATTCCTTGTCCAGCAATAAGATTAAAAGTATCATCCCCAATCGTTGATTGCATTAATGCATCATTACCATTTTGTAAAGAACCTGTTGCTTTAGTAGAGTTAACATTAATTTTTCCAAAACTGTTAGCACCTTTTACACTAACTTTACCGGAACCTATACCTCCAATAATATCCCATTCAGATGTATCAAATACACCTTGTGTAGTTCTGATATTGGCTCTCCACCAAACTAGCACCTGATCTTCTCCGGTTGTTGTAGGATCATCTACTACTACAGGATGATAAACGATGTTACCTATCTCATATACTCTAGACTCTACCCATGGGTTAGATACCATTTGAAAATTAGTATCAACCTCTGCATTGAATAGTTCTCTTTTTAGCTCAACTCTAAAAAGAATATATTCTTGTAGGTTATTAAATGACGTTGCCATTGATGTTAAATATTTTTTTATTTATTCTTCTTATTGATGTCTTTATTTTGGAGGGTTTTCAACAATGGTTATATCTGAATATGGAAATTGAGATGTATCCCTGCTTGTTGTAAATGCTTCTCTAAATGATTTAAGCCACCAAGTATTTTCTGACCACCCAGGTTCTGCATAACAAGGTGAATAAATTCCAGTAATATAGATGTATTTTAATTCTCTCCAATACTTAACATAATCCGTTACAGCATTTTTGATCAATTGTATTTGTCTATCTATAAGTACCTTTCTTCCTGCATTTCTTTGGCGGTCGTAAGCAGATCCAGTTTCTAATGTAAATTTATTTGTAACATCTATTGCTCTAAATTCAGTTGTAAAATCATAAAGCTCACTTTCAGCTAAAAAGAATTGGATAGAAACTAAATCACCTAAAAAACAATTATCTATTGGGATATAGTTTTTATTATAATATGCTTGCATTGCAGCAACATCTGCAAAATCAATATATTCATGCTTTACTCTATCAAAAAAATCAACCTTAATGCTTGTACAAGTTATACGATTCTTTTTTAAGAAAATGAAAAAGTCTAAAGCTAATTTAAATGTTACTGCCTCTAAGATCACTGGGATATACTTTTTTTGTATATATTCAGTCTTTGATTAGATGGTAGTCTTTAATTAGAGAATCAATTGTGCCGTGAGTGATTTTACACTGCTTAAAAATTTCTAGGTGATCTTGGTTACGATAATCATCAATCCAATATACATGTTTAAATCCTGCATTAACTAAAATTTTAGTACACATCTTACAGGGTGAAAGAGTTAAAAGTACTATATAATTATTAGGATCATATTCCTTAAACTTAGCAATCATATTTACTTCAGCATGAATAAAACCACTTTCTCCTGGACTAAGACTATCTTCTTCTGTTCCAGTATCTTCATTAATACCTGCACCACTATATGATCCATTATAACCAAAGCTTGCAATTTTACTAAAATCTTTTCTTAATGCCATACACCCAACCTTTGTGGTAGATGAATTAGATATATCCCTAATCTGTTTTAAGATAGACGTAAATATATTTAGCTTTATTTGAAGTCGTTGAATTTCGGAATCCATTTGCTCTTAATTAATTTGGCTCTCATTTTTATGCCAGGTTCTTTACTTAATGATTTTGCTAATTTAATGTTATCCTCATCATCATCAAAAAAGGTAAAGTCATTAAATCCCATTTCTATAAATTTTCTAAATGCTTCCTTTTTTCTTTCAGCCGTTGATCCTTTAAATCCTAATGAAGTATCATTTATAGCAAATATGTATTGAGGATTTATATTAATTCCATTATGAGCTAAAAATTGCTGAATAAGTTTTGAATCATCTCTTGCTGTTATAATACCAACAGATTTACCTTTTTGTATAGTTCTTCTTAAAATAGAAAAAACCCATTCAATAATTTTACCACCTTTAAGAATATCTAAACTTTGAAAATCTGAAAAGTCCATCTTATCATTTGGTCTTTTCCTAAATGTATTAAATTCTTGTGGAGTAAGTTCAGTAGAAAAACCGGTTTTAGGATTATGAACTTTAATTTTACTGCGAGTAACTACAAGAGTATCATCCACATCAAATATGGTAATTGCATTTCTTTTATTTGCTTCAAATAGCCTCACTTTAAATTTTCCTTTTATTATTTATCAATAAAATATGTAGAACACATTAGATGTACTTAAAAGGTGACTGCGATTAGCAATCCCTTCCGTTAGCATAAACATGTTTTAATACAGGAAATCTTAGTGAATAACCACCGGTTTGATTTTTACTTTCTTCAAAATATTGGATAGTTACTGTTTTACCAATAATATCCTGTGGAGATTCATAATACATTTCTCTTTGTTCTTTAGAGAAACCTGATCCTACACTAACTCTACATCCTTTATGTTCAATTATAATACTGCTTAAACATTCTCTTTCTACTTGTTTACCATTTTCTGTCCATCGGATATTTCCATTGATTGTTTCTAAGACAGTATATTCTGCATCATGGAATTTTTTAACCTTTAGTAGATTATGGCTTCTTTTACCTTCATAGCCTACATTCTTTCTAACCATGATTCCTTCAAATCCTGCCTCTTCAGCATCCTTTGCCATTTCAGTAAATTGTTCCTCGGTAGTTAATTGTTCTTGTGGTAAGAATTCTAACATATCTGAATTAATATTTTCTGGTAAACTATTGTATCCTAATTCTAATCTAAATGTTAATGGTGTAGTTCCAGTCTTATTATCAAATTGTTCTAAAGTTAAATAATCAAATACAAAGAATTTAGGATTATCTATTTGATGATCCTTCTTTCTGATTTGTTTCATAATTCCTTGGAAGTCTTCATTACCATCTTTATCAACCATACAGATTTCTCCATCTAAAATAAAGTTACCTGGAATCTTTAGAATTTCATTTTCTAAATTACCTAATGTTAAAAATTCTTTACCGCTTCTGGAAAGGAATGTTACAATATCATTTTCTTTTCGGCAAATACAACGAACTCCATCTAATTTTCTAGAACCGTA